CTATCTAGTGTTGCCCGGGGGTGTTCTACTAGAAGGCAAGATTGTGTTGCGGCTTTTCTGCTGTGGAAGCTCGCCATTTATCGTGTAGATAGGGCACGGTCCTGGATAGGTGGGTGCCGTAGGGGATCGGGTCGAGGTGATCTTGATCCAACGTTGAGCGGTAGTTCCCGCTGATATTTCTGCGGTTGTTTCTCCGTTCAGATTCGGAGGATTACAAACCACGTACCCGTTGAATCTGTGAAGCTCTGTCCCGCGGGGCATATAATTCCCGGGGGAATAGAATCCGGGCATCGTATTAACAAAGGGCGGAACAGGCAGCACAAGGAACGGTCTCGCAAACGGATACGTGTTGGACCGGGTGTCATGATCACGAGCACCTTTTATTGGCACCTGCTGGTTCAGCATCATCGAGGGATAAAAGGACGGGTAAAAAGAGTTGCCAGGGATACTTGGCGCCCCTTCCGCTGTGGATCCGGCTATCGGAACAATGCCTTCTGGCACACCCATTTCCCCCGATCCCCACTCTTGTGCTGTAGCGTTTGAATATGGCAGACCAAGTATAAGAAGCGTTAGGAGTTTTTTTATCACAGAATTTCGTTTAAAAGTATGGATAAGGCTTTGGAAGCAGGAGAGAGGAGGGTGTTTAGTGGACTCAATGACCTCTAATTTATAACACCGGCAGGAGAAAAATCAATTTTGCTGTTGTATAATTCAGGGGGAAAATCCCTTTCTCTTAAGGTCAAGCTGGTAGCAACAAATAGCTTGACAATGGCCTGTAACGGTGTATAATACGCATCCATATTGTGGATTGTCGTGCACGATCACAAAACTAAAAACTCGTTGTAGTGCTTGTACATCGCCCGCCTCGTGCGGGTTTTTTATTGCCCGCTTTTTAAGCGGGTTTTTTGTTATCCGTCGAAGCCTAATATTATCCACGCACAGTATTAAATAAGAAAAATCGGCAAGTAAGCTGTTTTTTTACTTGTAGCAGCAGGGGTAATAAAACTTTGGCAGAAGATAAAAATGTTTGCAAGAAACTGTACCCTGGCTACGGGGTCAGGAAATAATTGAACCGGTATGATCGATATGTCGTGCCTGCCTATTGGCCTTACAGCTTCATTTATTGATGTCAGAAGACGAAGCTGAAGCAGTGCGATAGGCTCGGTGCTTCAATAAACATCCCCCTGCGTCTTGTTCATTACCTCGATCCTTGCAACTCAGATCAGAGCGAATGCGAGACAAAGGAGGACCTAGGATCAGCTTGTTCACATTTTCAGTTAATTCTAAGCCCATATCCGGTCTTTGCAGTAACAGTCAACCCGCCTGGAGCGGGTTTTTTTATGTCCGCTTCTCGCGGGTTTTTCGAGGCAATTATACAAATGTTTACCAGAAAATGATTACGTCACTCAAACCAGTGATTGGCGCTATCCAACCAGTAATTGAGGCAATCAGACCAAGGATTACGGTAATCCTGACTGCCATTTTTGCAGCGCTTGCTTTTACCGGTGGATACTTTGTCAGTGATTGGCGATCTGCATCGCAGCTGCAGCGCTTGAATTCGCAGAATGCAATATTGTCGGCGGCAAGCGAAAAGTGCGCATTGGATATCCGATCGGTGAGGACAGCGATGAGTACGCTGACAGAAGTGGCGGCTGAGAGAGAGAAGAATGCAACTGAGGCAATGCGTCATGCGGCGGCTGTTGCGGCAAAGCACACCAGTCTCGCAAAGAAAACCCGTGCCCTTCCAGCAGTAGCAGCCGAACATCAATATGAGGCAGTCACGAGAGAGCAGATAGAGTATGTGCAGAGCCGCCATCAGACCGATTAGATCCAATCTCGCGTATTCCCGTAGCGCCTCCCCGCGATTCAATCGCTGCCTATCAGCCTACCTGGCGCTGGTTTTTGCGACCTTATTGGCCGGTTGCGCGGGAAAGCCGGTGATTCAGACTCAGGTGATCGAGAAACCCGTTGCTGTCCCTTGTCTCGTTGACAGTCCCCCCGAGTGCAAATCGGCCTACGCGGTTGATCGCGTGTCAATCAAGGACGACCCCCTGACGATCAATAGAGCGCTGCGTACGGAAATAGAAGAAAGATCGGCATGTGAGGTCAAATTACTTGCCGCATTGAGAGGATGCAAGAAGGGTATGAGGAGCATGTAAAAGGAAATGGAAAGGGAAGCTCTGATAAAACCGGACATGTGTAAATTTGAGGGTGAAGTATCCAGCGAGGAAGCAGAAAAGGGTGCAGTAAGCGTAGAGCCTGCGAGTCTGAAAAAGAGCAGTCGAGCCATAAAGAGGCGTGAGGTACTTGACGCGATCTTTGCTGGCATTTCACTTGGAAAATCGGCTCGTGCGATGTGCGTGGAGGCCGGGATCAGTCAGCGGGTTTTATGGAACTGGCTGGCGAGTGACGAAGAACTCATGCGCCAATATCAACGCGCCAAGGAGCTTTGCGTGGATGCCTATGCGGAGGAAATCATCGAAATTTCGGACGAGGGATCGAGAGATACGTATGTGGATGAAAAGGGACGGGAGGTCATAAACCGGGAGGTTATTGCGCGTGCGCAATTGCGTATCGACGCACGCAAATGGTATGCCGCACGGCTTGCACCAAGGAAATATGGCGACAGATTACCTGTTACCAACGAGGGCGGCGATGCTAGGAAATCCGTGCATAACATTGCGATAGCTTTTGTTGCTCCGGAGGATAGAGGCAATGAGCCAAATGTATCGTCGTAAATGGCGGCTCAAGTGCTATGACTCCCCATAGAGCTGAATTTCCGATAAAGCTCAGGTTTTTGTTTGAGCCGGCACGCTACAAGATCTTATACGGGGGAAGAGGGGGTGCAAAAAGCTGGGGCGTTGCCAGGGCATTATTGATTCAGGCGGCTGCAACCCCATTGCGCATCTTGTGCGCAAGAGAGTTTCAGAATTCTATCGTCGAATCCGTGCATCATTTATTAAAAGCACAGATAGAGGCCATCGGCTTAAACTCATTTTACGAGGTGCAAAATAACGTTATACGGGGAATAAACGGTTCGGAGTTCATCTTTGCCGGTCTGCATAGCAACGTAACCAGGATCAAGTCGTTTGAGGGTGTGGATAGAGTCTGGGTGGAAGAAGCCCAGACAGTGAGCAAGACAAGTTGGGATACGCTTGTTCCGACTATTCGTAAAGAGGGGTCGGAAATCTGGGTGACTTACAACCCTGAGCTCAATACTGACGAGACTCATCAGCGATTTGTAGTCAATCCCCCTGCTGGCGCTGTCGTAGTAAAAATCAATTGGAATGACAACCCATGGTTTCCAGAGATACTGAGACGGGAGAAGGATGAACTGAAAGCGCGTGATCCGGATGCTTACCAGAACGTATGGGAAGGGAATTGTAGGGTAATGCTGGAGGGAGCGGTTTATGCGAAGGAGCTTCGATTGGCACAGGAAGAAGGAAGGATACGAAGCGTGCCATATGATGAGGCGAAGCCGGTACACACCTTCTTTGATCTTGGTTGGGCTGACAACACCAGCATCTGGTTTGCGCAGACTGTTGGCAACGAACTCAGATTGATCGATTACTACAGTAATAGCCAGATGCCAATTCAGCATTATATCGGAGTGCTGCAAAACAAAGGGTATATGTATGGTACAGACTGGTTGCCGCACGATGCCAGAGCGCGAACGTTGGCAACCGGGCGCAGCGTGGAGGAAATTATGCTTGCGGCGGGGCGAAAAGTAAGAATCGTGCCAAATCTCTCCATTCATGATGGTATCAACGCGGCGAGAACGATCTTTCCACGTTGCTATTTTGATGAGCTGAATTGTGCAGAAGGCCTGCAGAGCCTGAGGCATTATCGATTTGATGTCGATCCTGATTCCGGTCAATTCAGCGCAAGACCCTTACATGATTATCATAGCCATGCAGCCGATGCCTTTCGCTATTTTGCCGTGGCAATCGAGGAGGATAAACCGGCTGCGAGTGCACGAGGTATTAATATGAAAGGTTGGCGAGCATGACTGAGGCAGGTGTTACGGCAGATATTTCAATTGAGGCTTATGACAAAATATGCCGCGATATTCGGGATCAACCGAAGTGGCGGTCGGACTCGGACACGGACTGTGATTATTACGACGGCGCGCAGACCAGTTCGGAGGTGATCGGACGACTGAAGATGGCCGGTATCCCGCCTCAGGATTCCAATCTGATCAAACCGACAATCAACGCAGTATTGGGGTTGGAAGCGCGTAGCCGAACGGATTACAGGGTGACGGCGGATGATGAGAGTCAGGCAGAGATTGCAGAAGGTCTTTCCGCAAAAATCAAGGAGGCCGAGACCGAGTCACGCGCTGACCGGGCCATGTCAGACGCGTATTCCAGCATGATTCGGGCGGGCATTGGGTGGGTAGAAATATCCCGGGAATTTGATGCGCTCAAATATCCATATCGTGTCCGCGAGGTGCACCGTAACGAAATTTATTGGGACTGGAGTTCAAGGGAGCCGGATTTGTCCGATGCACGATATCTGCGACGCGATAAGTGGATAGACCGGCTTCAGGCTGCACTTATGTTCCCTGACCGAGCGGAAATCATTGCAAATAGTTGGAAGGGGTGGAACGGGACGGACGTATATGAAGGTTATGACAATGGCTTGGCGAGAGCGTATGAAATCGAGCAAGCATGGAATCGCAACCAGGAAGATTACCTGAACCATAACTCGGGGATGGTCAGGCTCTCCGAGTTATGGTATCGGCATTTCGAGGATGCATACGTCCTAGTATTGCCTGATGGAAAGATAATCGAATACCGCGAGGATAACCCATATCATCAGGCAGCGGTTGCCCAAGGTCTCGTGCAGGTCCAGAAATCGGTTCTCACCAGGATGCGGGTCTCGATCTGGCTGGGGCCGCATAAACTCATGGATGTTCCGAGTCCATTACCTCATTCAGATTTTCCATATGTTCCATTCTGGTGCTTTCGCAAGGATAGGAGCCGAGCTCCTTACGGATTGATTCGTGACATGCGGGGACCGCAGGATCAGATTATCGATCTGGATATTCTTCTCTACGAAGTCCTCAATTCGGTAAAAGTCGAAGTGGACAATGATGCGCTCGATCTCAGCCAGAATTCTTATCAGGAGGTTGCGAATAATATAAGCAGTCTGCGCTCGATGACCATCCTCAACTCTCAGCGAAGGAATACCAGTGGCTTCAGGGTAATACGTGAGCATCAGCTTGCCGCTCAAGTGTTTCAGCTCGTGCAGGAACGCAAGCGCAGGATCGAGGAAGTGGGCGGAATCTACCGCACTATGCTGGGAGCGCATACCTCAGCAAGCAGCGGTGTGGCGATCAACAGTCTGGTGGAACAGGGGTCGACCGTGTTGGCGGAGCCCAATGATAATTTTCGTCATGCTCGCCGACTTGTTGGCCAGCAACTTCTTGCGTTGATCAAGGAGGACCTGATTGGAAGACCCGCGCAAATTACAGTCCAGCAAGGTAATAAACCAAAGGTGGTTTATTTCAATCGCCAGTTGGATGACGGGTTGCTACACAACGACATTGCTTCTGCAATGGTCAAAGTTGTGCTTGAGGATATTCCTGCTACTCCGACATTTCGGGCGCAGCAGTTGCAAGCTATGTCGCAAATCGTACAAGCCGCACCCCCTCGGTTCCAGGCCGTACTTTATCCGGTAATGCTCGAGCTGTCCAATGTCCCGAACCGGCATGAGTTGGCCCATCAGTTAAGGCAAGTGGCGGGCATCGACGATAATCCCAATTTCAGGCTTTGCAGCAGCAAGTGCAGCGGATGATATAGGAGGCGCAAGGGCAGATTGGTGAGTTGCAGCAGAGATTGGGAGAGGCTGAGCAGCAGCTTCAGGACAAGGCATGCGAACTTGACTTGAAAGCGCGTGCGCAGGCGCATAAAGAGGATATGGATGATGCGAAACTCCGTCTGGAGGCGGAGAAGATTGCTGATGTCATATAGGTAACGCATTATCCGCATAAAAGGAGTAACAAGATGATTCGATTTTTGAATGATGAAACTGTGGCGGGATACAGATACGGTAAGGGCGCAATTTCCAGGTTTGATGATGTAACTGAAGCGACCTTGATTGCTCAAGGTGATGCTGAAGATTATCCAGCAGTTACTAAGCCTGTAGAGGTGTTATCGAGTTCGGCCGTGGCTGCCTCATGCGCCTTGACGGCGACGGATGAGATTTTGGGATCGTTTACCGTTCGCGCGGGAATCATCGGTGTCAACAGCATCCTCCAGATCGAGCCGTTGTGGACATTCAGCAGTAGCGCGAACAACAAGATTCTGAAAGTCAAGGTTGGCGGTGTGACAGTTTACAGTGCCACGCGCACTACGTCTGTCAAAGAAGCGCCGCTGATCGTTCTGGCAAACCGTAATTCCCTGGCGTCACAGATACAGCCTTACGACAATGCGTATGTAACGGCAGGATCGGGCGCGCCTGCAACTTACACTATCGATTTTGCAAACAGTGTTACGGTCGATATTATCGGGCAGAGAGCAAACAGTGGCGACGCGCTTAAACTCGAATACTATCGAGTGCTGCATTTCGTGGGGGACTAAATGGCAGACTGGTATGTTCGTCCCGATACATCGCACAGCGGAACGCGCGACGGAACATCCTATGGGACTGCTTGGGGTGGTTGGACGGAGATCGTTTGGGGCGGTGCAGGCGTTAAAGGCGGAGATACGTTGTACGTGTGCGGCGCTCATACTTATTCTCAAATTATCCGTCCAGAATGGGCTGGAAGTTCCAGTAATCGTATAACAATCCGGGGGGATTACGCGACTGAGCCTGGATCAATTACATTTGTTAGCGGGGCGTATTATTTCAACCTGGACAAATCTTACGTGACCCTGCAATCGCTCACGATAACAGCAGGGAACAACCGCTGTATTGGCGTAACCGGCGTGCCAAATACCGGCTTCTGGCTTAAGAATTGCACGCTCATCGGCTCTGCCATAACTATGGTTGACTTCATGGCGATCAATAATTTCGCCTATGTAGACACCGTTATTGACGGAAACATATTTGTGGCAGGGACTGGGAGCGGCATCAGTTGGAGGCCATCGGGGGCGATGGCGACAAACCTGAGTAATATGCAGATCAGTAATAATGCATTCAATGGGGTTTCGGGGCCGCGTGGCGTCATCACTTTTCTTTCACTGGATGACGTCCTGGCGGGGACCAAGATGACGGATATTCGTATATTCGGAAACACTTACACAGATTGTGGAGGAGTTGCTATCGAGTGTTACGGTCCTACAGTCTATGGGCGAAATTCAGGCATCAAGGTTTATGACAACACTATCACTAATCAGCAGAAAGTAGGTCTTCTTGGAGGGGGTATTGTTCTTGGCGGATTTGGCCTGTCCGCTACTCCAGATTTTGGGCCCAATGACGTTTATAACAACAAATGCTATGGGCTCCATGGGCTGTCTGGTCTTGCAAATATCTTCTATGGCACATACCGTGTCTTTAATAATTACGCGGAGAACATAACAACAGCAGACATTGATGGCTGCGGTATTCTGTTCGACCATGATTGCCGGGACAGTGTTGCGTTTGGAAATGAGATTCGCGATTTATGGGGTAATGGGAACCCTGACAATTCTATTCGCCCCAGTGGCTCGGGAATACTGATGCTTGACGCGACGAATTGCACAGCTTACGGGAATTTAATTGTCAATTGTGTGACCGGCATTTCCTTTGGAAATAAATTGAGCGGGCAATCTTCAAACATTTTTAATAACACATTCATCAATTGCTCCTATGCAGGGGCATACATGATGGCTACGGCGAACAATACGACAAACGTTATCCGAAACAATATTTTTACTACAACAACTGATACAACCCCTGCTGTCAGGGTAAATTCTGCCGTTTGGACAGGTGAATCTAATAACTGCTTTCATGGATTTGGTGCAAACGTAGGTCACACATTTGCAATATCAAGTAATACCAATAATCCCGATTTTAATGACGCTTATAGACCACAATCCGTCTCTTGTAAACGTAATGGGGTGTATTTGGGCGGAAAAGACTTTCATGGCAAGCATTTTTACAACCCGCCCAATATCGGCGCCGTGGACGACACGACGAACACTCCGCGCTATACGTTGAGATATAGATAGAACCCAACAGAATCAATGAAGAGCCGCCTCTGGAAAACATTGGCGGCTTTTTATTGACTTTCGCTCATGCGAACGCGCTAGCGGCGATATGTAGTCGTAGTGTTGAAACCCCTGATCAATGCGCTTCTTGTGTGTTGCTCGGGGTTTCTTTTTTGAACCTGCTCAAGGCAGGCCCGCTCACTGGGTTAAGTAGTTTGGAGGAAAGACGGAGGATCAGCTTATGGATGAGCAAATAGCAAATCTTACACCGGAACAAATCGAGATATTGGAAAGCGACCTGGGCAAGCTTGCGGAAGTTCACGCCCAGCAAGGTGAGCAATGACGAAGGTGAAGATGAGCCTGTCGTTCTGAACAAGAGCGGCAAGGGAATTGTTCCCTACCAGAAGCACAAGGAACTGCGGGTAGAGAACATTTGATAATTTTTGAATAAACGGAAAGGGCAAATATGATTCGATTTTTGAATGATACAACTGTAGCAGGATATCTCTACGGAAAGGGAACTGTTGCATCCTTTGATAAAGGTGTTGTGGATGAGCTGGTAGCGCTCGGCTCTGCTGAAACGTATGATCCCGGCGCGCTCCATCCTTATTACCACTTTCACGGCTTCGCGGGAAACCAGGTGGCAGACGACGACAAATTTAACGATCTGGCTGGGCTGAATCATGCTTGTCGTGGCGCTAATCTGTCTGTTTCACAGCTCTGGACAACCAATTCTGGCTACGCATCAACGATTGATCCTGCAAGCGGCGCGACCGATTCTGTACTGCGTATTCCCAATCTGAACTTCGACTATGCGAGTGGCGAGAAGCTGATTATCTGGTGGCTTGGCAAAGTCACAGCCGAGAGTTCGTCCGCCCGAATGATGGGCGATGGCTATGGTGCAGCTGCAGGACAGCGAGGCATTCGCATCTTTTTGTCTGCAACCGGAATCATCAGCTTTGCCCTCGCGGGCGCTACCGACGTCTACTCTGGAAGCGCGCACAAGAGCATTTCCGGTGGTCTGCATAGTTTTGCCATAGTAGTCGACGGTACTGCTGGAAGGCAAGGTATATGGGTGGATGAGGAGTATGCATTTTACAACGCCACCTATGCGGCGCTGACTCGTGGGATAGATACACGTAATTCCAACACGTTCAATATAGGTTCAGTGTACCCTGCGTCTGCCAACTCAAGTGTAGGTATTGCAACGGCCACTAGAGCCTTGGCAATACTTAGGCTCCCTTCTGATTACACAATGCCATCAGTCGGAACTCTGACGAGAGTTTTTCAACAGCTTCGCTCGAATCCTGGCAAGCTCATCCTCGCGAGTGCCTTCTGATGACTCAATTATTCAATTTTCCTCTCGATACAAACTTAGCGGGGTTGCTTTCTCTGCAGGCCAATGGCACCACGGTTACCGGAAATGCTTCCCCAGCCGGAATCCAAGAGCGAGTGCAAATAGTGGATGGAACAGCCAGGCTGTCTTCATACGGATCAGACGCGGAGACAAATTTTGGCTACCGGAGTGAGATTGCATTTGGAAGGTTCCCAAATTCCGGCGAAGTTTGGTCATCAGTAGACTTCATGATTGATCCGTTATGGACAACCAGTACAGTCGCCTCCATAGGTTCCTGGTATCCATCTCCGGATGGGGGTGAGGAGTCGATTATAAAGCACGTCAATATTGGCTTGCGCCTTGTAGATAAGGATACGCTATTTGTAAATGTCCCTGCTGCGGTGCTGCCCGCTATAAGTGCTACTGGCAAGACAGTAGCGGTAAAAAAAATAGAGCAAGGGCGCTGGTACAACATCACGATCCGGATGAATCTGCAAACAACTGCTGTTGGCTGGCGTGAGGTTTACCTGGATCGTGTGAAGATTTTCGGAGAGTACAACGTGCCTACGGCTTATGACGATGCAAATGGTCCCTATTTCAAGATGGGGCCAAGAACACCGCTCTCTCATGACTATGACATGGTGAGAATGTGGGTACGGAACGCTAAACAATGGTTTGGGAATGAAAGTTTTTCCACGATTATGGGGGGGGTGCCGGTGTCGTCTGGGAGAATGTTGCAGCAATAACGTTTTCATCAGAAACTCTATCGAAGCCGCCTCTGGAAACATTGGCGGCTTTTTATTGGTTTTCACTATGCGAATACGCTAGCGACAATATTGCAGGAGTAGTCTCCCGAAACCTCTGATCAATGCGCTTCTTGTGTTGCTCGGGGGTTTCTTTTTTTAACCCTGCTAAGGCAGGCCCGCTCACTGGGTTAAGTAGTTTGGAGGAAAGATGGAAGTGGATCAGCTTACGGATGAGCAAATCGCAAATCTTACGCCGGAACAAATCGAGATATTGGAAAGCGACCCGAACAAGCTTGCGGAAATTCTAGGCAGGCAGGAAGCACCAGAGGAAGAGGAAACGGAGAAATCCAGCTCCGATGTGAAGGACGACGCATTCAGTAAAGTGAGCGACGATGAGGGTGACGATGAACCTGTCGTTCTGAACAAGAGCGGCAAGGGGACCATTCCCTACCAGAAACACAAGGAACTGCGGGTAGAGAACTCGGCACTGCGTGAGCAGCTAAAATCCGCGCAAGGCAAACTCGACGAATTCCTGATGCGGAAAGAGGAAGCAAAGGAAGTAGAGACCATTGCGCTGGATGAAAAACTCAAGACGCACCTTGAGGCTCTGAAAGAAGAAATGCCTCAACTTCATCAGGTACTCAGCGCGCTGCTTGAGGGGAGTCGGAAGCAAGGCGAAAAGCTCGAGCAAACACTGCGGGAGCTGGAGCGCGAAAAAGAGGAATCCGAGCGCATAAACCAACTGAGCACTACAGAGCAAGTCGCTGAGGCAAAAGACAATAATCCTGATCTCGTGCATTGGGAAAGTAATGACGCTGACGCCTGGGAAGAAGCGCTGAAGCAGGACGAAATTCTGAGAACCAATACAAAGTGGGCAGGAAAGTCTTATGCGGAACGGTTCCAGGAGGTTGTCCGCCGTGTCAGGGCGATCATGCCGGAAGCCTCCACTCCAAAAAAGAAACCCGATCCGGGAATGATGAAAGCGAATGTGCAAGCCAAGCTTGAGGCAGCCCCGGTGAGGAAGCCTGTAACTCTATCGGATATTCAGGGTGGAGCAAATCCAACTTCTGAACGTGAGCAGCTTGAGAGTCTGAGCCCATTTGAACTTGCTCAGAAGCTGATGAAGATGCCCACGCATCAGGCGGCAGCCTTGAGAGCCGAACTTGATTAAGGATTTATTGATTAAATGGCTGAAACAAACGTAGCAAGCGGAAGTTCACTGGCAGTCAAACATTATAGTGCGGCGCTCTTCGCCAACACGCTCAAAGGATCCACAGCGATTGACAGCCTTGTCGGCCCGGTCGAGCCTTCAGTAGCAATGCAGAAAATTGCCGGTCAAACAAATCCGGGCATGCCTATTGTGCGTATCGATAATTTAATGAAAAGTGCTGGCGATGTCGTATCGCTCGATCTGGTCGATACGGTGGGTGGTGAACCACTGATGGGCGACGTCAATCGTGAAGGACGGGGCAGTGCGCTTTCGTTTTCCTCGATGGAGATCAAGATCGATCTATCCAGTAAGGTCATCGATGCCGGTGGCAGCATGTCGCAGCAACGCACCAAGCATCAGTTGCGTGAAATTGCCCTGGCGCAATTGTCAGGTTATTTCCCCCGTCTCGATGCTCAGGAAACACTGGTGCATCTTGCAGGAGCACGTGGTTCTCAAACCGGTTCGGACTGGACAGTACCGCTTCAAAGCGCACCGAACTTCGGTTCCATAATGGTGAACCCCGTGAAGGCGCCTACCTATAATCGTCATTTTGTAGTGAACGGCGCCAATTTGACGTCAGGGGGACAGCAGTTGGGATCCATCGTTTCAACGGACGCCCTGCGCTTGTCGCATCTGGATCTGCTGCGGAAGAGGCTTGATGACATGGATCAGCCGTTGCAATCCGTCAAACTGGCAGGGGATCGAGCCGCGCAGACTTCCAAAATGTGGGTATTTCTCGCCACACCCAATCAGTACTCGCTCCTTTTGACCGAAGGTTCGTTACGTGCATTCCAGCAGAACGCCATCAATCGGGCGGCATATTTTGACGAGCGTCATCCGCTGTTTGCCGGTGAGGTTGGAATGTGGAATGGCATTCTGGTGATCAAGAATGAGCGCGCGATCCGCTTCATGCCTAGCGAAAGCACGAAGATAGTTACCGCAGCAAATGCGGCAACTGCAACAGAAACCGATCAAGCTGTCAATGGAGCACTGACTGCCGGGTACGCGATCGAGCGCGGATTATTATTAGGCGCACAAGCACTGGGTGTCGCTTACGGGAAAACCAGGGTCAGCGGAATGCAGTTCGGATGGAAGGAACATTGGTATAACTTTGAAAGTAACCTGGAAGTGATGGGCGAGAAGGTTTGCGGCAAAGCGAAAACCCGTTTCTCTATCGACGATGGAACAGGTTTCAAGGTACCCACCGACTTTGGGGTGATTGCGGTTGACTCGGCTGTACCACTTTAATCCGTTTTAACGAGTTTGATACAGTGAAAGCGGCTTTTAATGTCCCGTTTTCAACCCATCACTTTTTCGAGAGATATAAATGGCCACTTTTAGCGCACCCGATCTGAACAGCAAAGCGATGCCCATGGGCAACTATGGCAACGCCGCAGTGGTTTATGGGACAGCAACACCCTCATCCGGGGTGATTGGAAGCATCTATCGTCCGGTCAGAATTCCGGCTGGCATGAGTGTTACGGCGTTACGGATAGTAAATGACGATCTGGATACAGGGGGCACCACGTTTGCTGTAAAAATCGGTTATACCCCAGTCGACCCAGGACAAGGTCCTGTCGAGGATGATGATTATTTTTCCGCTGGTACAACGATTTTATCCGGTGTGGCTCTTACCGACCTGAGATTTCAACCCATCAAATTCGAAAAAGATGTCTATGTTATCCTGACTGTAACCTCACCGGCCACTGCATTTGCTTCGGGCAATATCACTGCAATCGTCACGGGCGAGGCGACAGGCATCAAGTAAAAGCAAACAGTAATCAGGAAGTCAAAGGCGATTCCCAGCCTCTGGGAATCGCCTTTTTATTGAGGATTTCATATGCCAAAAGTCAAATATATTGCCACCGGCATTAAGATTGACAGCATCAATGGAGTGGGATTGCGTTGGGAACCGGGTCAAGTGCGGAATGTAAGTGCTGAAGTTTCTGAGAGGCTGCTCGTGTACTCCGATACCTGGATGCGCGTCCACGATGAGACGCTGGATAACGTTGTGCCGATCGGGCTGGCGCAAGCAGAGAAACCGGTTGAAGAACCGCTGCCGGTGATCGACTTTCATTCCATGGGTAAAAAAGCTCTGCTTGAGTTTGCCGAGCGCAAATACAACGAACGGCTGGATAAGCGCCAAAACGAGGGAACGATACGGCATAAAGTGATTGCCCTGTTTTCCAAGAACGAGATGCCGGACTGATGCCATTCTCATATCAGTCAATTGTCGAGTTGGCTCGCATCCCGCTCAATGACGACGACAAGACGCGTTATCCGGATACCGTATTATTGTCCTTTGCCAATCAGGGGATGCTGCAGATACTCAAACGGCGACCGGATCTGTTCATGGGCAGGTTCAATAACCTGCCTGATGGGGAACGCGCCTTGGATGATGCTTTTCCGCTACCCGCTATATACCTCCAAACAGTAGCAGACTATGTTACGGCCAGAGCAGAAATGTCTGACGATGAGCACGTCAATTCCGGCCGAGCCACACTATTCATGCTGTTGTTCGGCTCCGAGGCGCAACCATGAAATCCTGGAGCGATTTTTATGATCTGCTTATGCCAGACCTGCCTGGATGTCCCGCTGCTGCAGCCGACAGTGCGTTGCGCCAATCTTCTATAGCGTTTTGTGAGCAATCCCTGGCCTGGCAAATCGAGCACCAGTCTGTCTTCATAATAGGGGACATTGCGGAGTATGTCTTTTCTCCACCTGAAGGCGCGGCAGTTCATGCCATCATAAATGCAGTGCTGGATGGAGAAGAAATAGAGCCTTTTGCCTGCGAGAAGAACATCACGATCAGAAACTGGCGTCGCCAAAGCGGCAAACCGCTATATGTTCTTGGCGGTCCATCTTCGCTGACCCTGGTTCCAACTCCGGATAGTAACGGGGTATTGGCAATAACGGTCGCATTAAAACCTTCGGCCACCAGTACAGGGATTGATGACGGGCTGTTCCACGAATACCGCGAAGCCATTATTCACGGCTCGATGGCGCGGCTAATGCTGTCACCTAAAAAGCCCTATACCAATATCCAGCTAGCCGCCTATCACCAGCAACAGTTCATTATCAAGACGGCGGCAGCAGGCATGAGGGTAGCCAGAAGCTATGTCAGAGCGCCCTTCCAGACAGCGATCCTGAGACGAGGATAAAACATGGGACTCAAGTTCTCGAATTTTGGCAAGGCCATTATCAGTTCCGCCCCAAGCGGGACAACAGGATTGAGCTTTACGGTGGAGGCCGGAAAGGGTGTTCTCTTTCCATCGCCCGGCATCGGCGATTATTTCTATGGCATATTCAAGGATGCTTCCGGCAATCGGGAAATTGTGAAAATCGAGGCACGTACGACCGACAGCTTAACCATTGCCCAAGGAGGACGAGGACTGGACGGTACGGCTCCCCGTACCTGGGCAGCAGGCGATTACTTCGTTGCCGGCGTGACCAACATCGCCTTGCAGGAATCTCTTGCAAATCCAAATCTCCAGGCGCTTGGCGCCTTGGAGACGTCAACCGATAAGATGGCGTATTTCACTGGACCAGGCACAGCTGCATTGGCGAATCTGAGTTCCTATATCCGGAGTTTGCTGGATGATGATAATGCGGCGGCTGCAAGAGCGACTCTAGGCGCTGCGCCTGAGAGCCTCATTCCCCCTGGAACCGTTATGTCATTTTTTCAGGCGACGGCTCCGGCAGGCTGGACTCAGGTCACGACGCATCATAATAAGGCGCTGCGTGTTGTAGGAAGTGCCGGTGGCGGTTCGGGTGGTTCAGTCGCGTTCACGTCAGCCTTCACGTCGCAGGCAGTTTCGGGTTGGAACAGCGCGACGACATTGACTTCGGCGCAGATACCGGCGCATACGCACAGTTTGAGTGTATATGGGACATCAGGCGGAGGGACTAACCCCAGCGGTGGGGGAGGTGGAATTATTACCGGAATGCCAATTACGGATGTCGGCACAGGTGGCGGTGGCTCGCACAGCCATATTTTTACCGGCACGGCCATCAACCTTGCCGTGCAATACATCGACATAATCATAGCGAGTAAGGATTGATGGAAATACGCATAGCGAATTGTCCGTTGGAGGCAAAATGTGAAGAGCTTAAGCTCGAGGATGAGAAACCTGTCCTTTATCGATGTCCATGGTATGTGCAGGTTCGCGGCGTAAATACCAATACGGGACAGGAAACCGATTCATGGGGATGCGCTATAGGCTGGCTGCCCACGTTAATGGTCAACACTGCCAACGAATCCCGCAAGGGCGCCGCAGCTACAGAATCCTTCCGTAACGAGATGGTGAAGCACAGCGAGAAAACACAACAGGTACTGCTTGTGGCAGCGCACATGGCCAACAGGAAGGTCCAGGGTAACGGCTTATTGGAGCAGAGCGAGATATGCGAGTGACAATCATTCGGGACGACAGCGTGGTTGGAATCGATGGCGTATTCAGGCGAATCGATTTATCGTCGTTGAGGGCCAACGTGCGTGCTGTGCAGTGGAACGATACAAGCGGCCATATAGAGTATGACGATACTGCAAATACGCTGCTCACAAACATGGCGGAGTTTCAGTCATTTGTGGATCTATGGAAAACCGCGGCATCAGAACAAATCACCGCGTTGACTGCACCGAGTCCGGATCAAATGAAAGCAGCGGCTGTCGCCCGGATCAATGCTGCTTATCAGGCAGACGTAAGGAAATTGACAGCAGTTTATCCAGAGGAAGAAGTGAAAAGCTGGGCATTACAGGAAGGAGAAGCAAAGGCATGGTTTTCAAATCCTCAAACCCATACTCCCTGGCTGGACAACGCTGCTGACGCTCGAAATATGAGTAAGGCAGATCTGGCGGCCAAAATCATTGTCAAGGCTGCTGCATTTGCGAGAGTGCATGGCCAACTGACGGGCAAGAGGCAGAGATTACAGGAGATGATTGCGGCGCTTGGCGATTTTCCCACCCAGCAGCAATTGGATGACATCAAGTGGTAAACACATGATCGAAACTTTTTGAACAAGACAACAAGATGCGGCGTAGCCGCTTTTTTTTTGCCCGAACGGGCTTTTTTATTCAATACCCAGGAGGAATTATTGTGACCATGTTCCAACGCAAACGCATCAAAGCTATCCAGGAAGAGGTGGAAAGACAACATGCCGCAGTCGAAGCCCGCGCAGACGGTTTATTGGAAAAGTTGAAGGGGTCGAAATGGACGGCCGCAATATTGCTGGGTGCGGTCGTATTTGCAATCGTAGTTTTGTGGAGTTTGCCCTGATCATGGCGGATGATGACGGTGATCATAAGGTTGCGAGGAGGACCGAGAGGCGGCGGGGGCCATCCACCTACACATTATCCTTCGGTGGAATTATTGCAGTGGCTGGCCTGGTTGCGTCAGGCGTAGCGACGTACAACACGGTGCAAAATGATATCGCGACCCTGAAACGAGGCGAGCTGTATCAGGAAAGAACCAATGAACGTCTTGATGAGGAAATCAAGTCGATGAGAGCCGAGCAGCGTGAAACGTTGAAGGAATTCAACGACAAGCTCGACAGAATCATCGAAAAATGGACGAGAGGGAGAAAGCCATGAGGTATTTGCTTGGAGTCTTGTTTCTGGCGTCGTGCACCACGTTTACCCCCCTGGTGACGGATGAACCGCCGGTGACGAACGAAACCCCAATGGAGCCACACGTTTCAACGATACAACCGCAAACATCGATGAATCCGGGGGAAGTTTCGAAGCCAAAATCCAAGACAGCATCTCCCATTCCGGAAATATCCTCGTGCGCCACACTGAATGCAGGCAATGTGAAGGAGACCATAAAGGCGAAGCTGGATTGCATCACCGAAACTATTCCCTGACACCTGCATACCGATACGCATAAATGAGCATGGAACACGAGGAATCGAAAGATGAGTAAGCCATTGTTTAGCCAAGGCAGGTCCGCTGTAGCGTTATTAGTGGTGGCTGCATCAACACTGGTTGGAATCGCGGTGAACGAGGGGTATAAGGATGAAGCATATATCCCTGTGCGCGGGGATGTCCCCACCATAGGGTTTGGGACGACCACGGGCGTGAAAATGGGAGACAGGACAACTCCTGAGAGGTCTTTGATCCGGTTGCTGGATGAAATCGAGGATGTTTATGCGGCTGGAGTCAGACGCTGCGTGACTGTGCCTCTATATCAGCATGAGTATGAGGCGTATGTGAGCCTCGCTTATAACATCGGTGTTGGTGCATTCTGCCGAAAAGCCTTACCTGGAAAACCGCCTAATCTTATCGACCTGCTCAATGCCGGACGGTATGCGGAAGCGTGTGCGCGCATAGAGGCATTCAAGTATGGCCCCGGTAAAAAAGTATTGCCGGGGCTCGTGAAGAGACGTGCTAAGGAACGTGCATTATGCGAGGGACGAGGAACTGATTTACAGCAGGATACCCCTCCCGGAACAGGAAATTTGGCGGGGTGAGCGCATTCAGGATTTCAGGATTCTCCGGCCTTGTGCCGCGGCTGGCAAAGCATTTGCTCAGCTCGAACCAGGCGCAGACGGCGACCAATTGCAACCTTGCCGCTGGCGACTTGCGGCCCAGGAACGCGCCGCTACTTGTTTTTTCTCCCCAGATCGATGGCGAAATCCAGTCGATGTTCAGGATGGAAAAGGATGGGAGCGAAAAGTGGCTCGTCTGGAGCAGGGATGTCGATGTGGCCCGCTCGCCTGTTGCAGGGGATACGCTTCAGCGATTCTACTACACGGGTGACGGGGAGCCGCGCACCTCCAACTTTGAAATGGCAACAGCGGGCGCCAATGCTTATCCGTCCACCTGTTATGTACTTGGGGTTACACCCCCGGTTAGCGAGCCACTGGTGATTGCGTCGGGTGGAAGCGGAGCAGTGACTTCCCGTGCCTATGTTTATACATTTGTCACGCAATGGGGGGAAGAGTCGCAACCTTCCCCCGCTTCGATAGTGACCAGTGGAAAGATAGACGCAACGTGGATGATTTCAAATCTGGACTCAGCACCCCCCAATTCCGGGACAGTTACCGCTGTTTCCAGGAATTCTCCAGTTGCCGGCCAAATGGAAATCAGCCTTGATACCGTCTTCGGTTTAAGACCGCACGAGGAAATCCAGTTTGAATCGGTATCAGGCATGACTGACTTGAAGGTCAATTCATTCTGATAAGCGTAGACCCGATAACGAAAAAAGTGGTGGTATCCCTCTCTTCAGACCAGGTCTATACCGGTGGCGGGAGGTGGAAGCGCGAAGCCCCACACAATATCCAGGGGATGAACAAGCGCATCTATCGGACGCTCACCACTTCGTCAGGGACCGAGTATCGCTATGTCGCAACACTTTCCGGGATTACAAAAAGTTACAGCGATACTGTCCCTGATGCGGTTATTGCACTGGGAGAAACACTACCCTCCACAAACTGGGAAATGCCCCCTGCAAACATGAGAGGCATTGTTGTACTTGCGAATGGAATTGCCGCAGGATTCACGGGTAATGAGGTGCTTTTCTCAGAACCGTTCAAACCTTACGCCTGGCCCATTTCGTATCGACAAACATACGACCAGGAAATTGTAGCCATCGCTGCAATGGGCACCACATTGGTTGGCATGACCAAGGGCAATCCCTTCACCATAACCGGGGTTGAGCCTGCGACCATGGGCGGAGGAATGGAGAAGCTGGGGGTGGCGTGGCCTTGCATGTCGAAACGAGGAGTAGCGAATTTTGCATTTGGCATCGGGTATCCCGCTCCGCAAGGGATGGTAATGATCGGGGCAAGCAGCGATATTGTCACAAAAGATTTGTTTACCCAGAAGGAGTGGTCCGAACTGAACCCCGATACCTTTATCGCGACCTCTGCCGATAACCGCTATTACTGCGGCTATTCGGCCGGCGATAGCTCCCTGATGTTCGTGATCGATAAGGCGGAGGATGCATCCTTTACAAAAATCAACCAGAACATCAGTTGTATCTGGACAGATCCCATAACCGGCAAGCTTTACATCGCCACAAACAAGAAAATCTACGAATGGGAAGGGGATACGGGAACCAAGCTTTTCTATGAATGGAAAAGTAAACGATTCATTACTGGGGCACCGGTTAATTATGGTGCGGGGAAGATCGATGCCGATTTTGAAATGACGGAAGAAGAAAGAGCAGCGGCGCAATCCTCCTATAAGGAAGCTATCGCTGCCAACCAGACATTGATCAGTTCTTATTCCATGAATGACGGACTGGCAGATACATGCCTCGGTGAATACGAGATCGGGGGTGACGCGACACAGGATATTCCCCTCTTATCCATAGACTCTCTGCAATTTCAATTATGGAGCGATGGCGTGCCGAAATTTACCAAACAGGTCAAGAATAACAGGGCATTTCGGCTTCCCCGCGGCTATAAGGCCGATAACGTGGAGTTTGTGCTATCTGGCAATGTGAAGGTAAACAGCCTCGTCCTGGCTGAAACAATGGATGGATTGAAACAGGCATAGCTGCCATAAGTGTCAATCCAGTAGCTGGGTTGACACTTTCAGTTCATGGTCTTGAGCTGCTCTGGGTATTTCAAGCAGTTTTTTCTTCCTGATTTTTGTTACCCAAACGCGAGCCGCCCCTATCCGGGCGGCTTTTTTTGACTATAAGAAAAGGAATTTTGTATGGCGAAGTATGTTCATTCCGACGTACTGGATGGTGGATTGAATGCGATAAAAAACAATGCGGGCCGCATGCTGCTGTTAAAGACATATTCCTTTGCTGACAGTTATGCAACCGTTAATGCTAATGCAATTTGTGCGGTTGCAATGGCGCCCGGAGATTATGCACTGTCAGGTGCCGACGGCGCAGCGCGCGTGCTGACAGTCGCGGCACGGAGTGGAACAGCCTCAGCCAATTCGGGCAGCGCCCCGGATCTTCACATTGCATTCACTGACAACGTGAGCAAGGTCTTGCTGGTGACCGATGAAACCACCGATCAGGTGGTAACGAGCGGCAATACAGTCAATTTCCCAAGCCTGACTTACACGAGCTCCCAGCCCACCTAACTCAACTCCTGGCGATATTCCAGATAACAAACCATGGCAACATTTACCCAAGCGCAGAGCGCGCGCAGCGTCGTGCTCAATCTGGGAACGCTGGCAAGCGGCACCTACATAACTTCGTCAGCCATTGATCTCGGACCTGCTATCCCGCTGGATATTACTTTAGAGATTGAATGCGATCCTAACGGGACTCCAACCGGCAGCCGCCAACTCATATTATTCGCAAAACTATCGCTCGATAATGTGAATTTCGGAAGTGGCCCGGAAAGCGGAACCGACGCCACCAACGAGGCTGACCTGCATTGGATTGGCACGTTGCCGTGCAATGACACGAACGTGCACCGAAAGCTTTTCAGCCTGCAAGGTCTGCCAATCAGCCGTTACCTGAAGCTGGTCGTAAAAAATGACATGGGGGTGGCAGTCAGCTCAGGGAGTATTTACAGGGCCGATATTACCGGTCTTTCCACCTGATCTGCCGGCATGTCCCTCATCACCCTGCGAAACAGATTGGTAAGGCAGCCCCAGCACGCTGCGCCCATTGATTATGCCGGCCTTGGCAAAGGAATACGAATATTGTGGAACCCCGCCGCAGGGGCGGTCGATCTGGTTACAGGGCGAGCTTGGGCAGCGGGTGGCAATGCGGCAATTGTTCCGGCACAAAATGGCAAAGTGTTTTCGTTTGATGGTGTCGATGACTATTACGCCTACACCGGCTATCCGGAACTGACCGGCAATGTCGGCACCTTCTTTATGTGGTGTCCCATTGTGGGTGGCCCTGATATGCATGGCCACTGCCCCTTCGGGGCTTCTTCTCCCAACGCTTTCGCATACCAGATTTACCCTGACTTAAAAGTAGCTATTAGTTCCAATGGCGCCAGTTCCGGTACCCTTTCTTCATGGTTCAACACAAAAAACCGGAGTATTGTTTTCGTATCGGGGGGTACGGCAGCGACGTGCAAAGTTTTTCTCGATGGGAAAGAGACCGGGTTGACCTGGACAAATCCACCCGTAGCCTGGGGAGCGGGGAACAAGAATTTCAACCTTGGACGATACGTTGGTGGGAATCTATGGGAGTTTGATGGTGCGATACTGATAGCCGGCTTTGCCGATACAGTCTGGGGGGTGGCTGAGTCACGGGCTTTTCATGAAAATCCATGGCAGCTATTCAAGGCACCTGCACGAAAGCCGTGGTTCGGTGATACAAGGCTTGGATTAAGCGGTGTAGCTGCAATACAAGCAAATAGCGGCAGCGCCGGAGAAATTGCTCAACATCACGTGCTTGCTGTTGCGGGATTAACACAGGCGGGTGGCGCCAATACGGGCAAGATCGAGCAGAATCAAACCCTTGCGACGGCTGCCCTCGTTCAATCCAACCTGGGTAGCGCTGCCGGCGTTACCAGAGATATTGCCCTGGCGAGTGTGGTAATTGCGCCGGGCAGAGCCTTGAGCACGGGGAAAGTAAGGCAGGCGCACATGCTCAGCATGGGCGCATTGGCCCAGGAGAAGGTATTCCCAGGCGGAGCAATCACGCAAACTCATACTCTGAGTGAAGCCGACCTGGCGCAATTTAACGCAGGTCACACCCTCCCCATATCCATCGGCAGTGGCACGCTTGTCGGGACGCCCTTCATGCAAGCCAATGCTGGCGGAACGGGCGTAATTACCCAGATACACATTCTTGTCGCCACTTTCTGCACCCAAATCAATAAAGCAAGCTCCAAAGCGATAAGTGACGGGGTTGTGATTGAATCCACGCTTTTCAGCAAACCTGCTGAAGCGATCTATATCAAGAAGCCTGGCATTCCGGTTGGAACACCTCCTTGGCTCAAAACCATGCTTGAGATATTGACCGGAAGACGCGGAAACCGAATAGCGCTTCCCGCCTTTCGCGCGCTTACATTCTCTGCTCCCCCTACTCAGGCTGAATGCGAGGCGTTGTATGCGTACATAAATTCTGTTCGCGATTCTCTCGAACAGCTTATTTCACGTATGGATGGATGATGAATATTGAACTGATTTCACTGCTCAAGGCAAATATGGGCTTGACCTTGACATCTGATCTGGCCGCGGATATCTGCATTGCCGCCTACCGCATGGAAACGCTTGCGCAACCGAGAGATATTGCACAAGTCAAGCCTCGATATAACGGCGGCATAGTATTCGCTGTAGAGCGTATCGAGAACATTACAGAAGAAATAAAGCATTTGCATCGCCTCCATTGGAATGAAACCGAGGGACACAGACACCGGCTACCGTTCCAGCCGGATTACGAGACTTTTATCCGGTATGAGCGGGCGGGCCGCTACCTTCTTTTCACCGTAAGAAGCGAAGGAAAGTTACTGGGCAATTGCGCCATGTATCTGGACAAGAGCGCCCACACGCAAACACTTATTGCCACGGAAGACACGCTGTATCTTTTGCCCGAGGCGCGACGCGGCACTATTGCCAAGCGTTTTGTAAGGTATGTCGAGAATGCCATGAAATTGCTTGGCGTTCGGGAAATCAACATTACCGTAAAGACAGTTAATAAGGCCGCACGGTTTTTCCGATTACTCGGCTACAGGCATGTAGAAAATGGATTGACCAAAATATTGGAGATTGAAAATGTGTAGTTCGAAGCCCCCAAGACCGGATCCGCTCATTGGGCAGGCGGCAAAACAACAGGCCGATATCGCCCAGCAACAACTGGATGTGGCAAAACAACAGCTCGAATGGGAGAAGGACAGAGCCAGGGTACAGGATCCCCTGATCCAGAAAATTGTAGATCAGCAGATTGCCTCAGGCGAAGCCAATGCAGCGAGGGCCGAATCGCAATGGCAGGCATACCGGAACCTGTTTGCGCCGATAGAAGAGCGCATGGTGAGGGAGGCCAACGAATTCGACTCGCCTGAGCGTAAAGAGCGGATGGCGGCCGAGGCAGGAGCGGATATCGCAAAAAGTTATGAGAGTGCCCTGGATTCAAGCCAACGGACGATGGGACGCATGGGAGTCAATCCTAATTCAGGCAAATTTCAAGGCCTGGCCCACCAGATCAGCCTTGGACTTGCCAAAGACACGGTGGGAGCCATGAATAAGGCCCGGCGCGAGACAGAATTGCAGGGCATGGCCATGCGGCAAGGCATGGCCCAATTTGGGCGTAATATGCCTACCATGGGAATAGCCACCGATGCGGCAGCACTCAATGCAGGTAGCGCCGCCACTGACAATCTGGCAACGAAAGCCGGGCTGCATACCGCCGGCATGAATGCAGCGCAACACTGGTATGACGGCGCCCTCGGCGCGAATAACTCATCCGGCAACCTGATGCTGAACCAGTATCAGGGACAACTGAATGCATGGCAGCAACAGCAGCAGAATAAAGCGGGAGGGCTCAGCGGATTAGGCAACCTGGTCGGCACCCTGGGTGGAGCTTACCTGATGAGGACCCCGGGGCTGCGAACGGGCGGTGTCATCAGGAACTACAATGCCTATGGTTTATCCACATTGAAGCGCGAAGGCTATGCGGATGGCGGGATAGTACAGGGCCCCGGTACCGGCACCAGCGATTCCATTCCAGCTTCGATTGAAGGCGTGCAGCCTATCCGGTTATCCAATGGCGAAGCGGTACTCAACAGGAAAGCGGTGGAACTTGTAGGAGAGGATTTCATTCACCGTCTCAATGTCGCGTCAGGGTTGATGAAGCGCAAGGCGACAGTGAATAAACACAATAGGGAGGGGGACCATGCTTGAAAGTCTGGGCGCATTTGCTGGGGGCCTTGCACAAGGTATACGCACGGGACAGGATATGAAACTCCGGCAGCAGGATGCCAACCGGTTGAAAAAGGCGGATGAGCGCGAGGCGGAGTTGCATCGGGCGAGGATCGATAAGGCAGATTTTAACAGGGAAAAACGCGAGCGGCTTCGTGCCGCTAACGATGAGATAACCATTCCATGGCAGCAGGATAAGCCGAAGCCATCTACTCCTGGTTACCCGACGCCCGGCCTGAGCACCGGGTTGACAAAAACACCTCCTGTCGTAGAAGCCGATGCTAGGGGCCTTTCCAGCCTGAGCAAACCAGCAACACAAATTCCATCGGATGAAATGATTGCCAAGCGCATGTTGACTGGCAACCTGCTTGAAGATGCGGATGAACTGACGCGCATGGCGAACATTTACAAGAAATACGGCCTTCTGGAAGAAATGGCGCCCTGGATGAACAAAGCCTACGCAGCGAAGAAAAGGGGAATTCCCGATGCGCTGAACTCCCTGTTAACCGGGAACGCAGGGAAAGCCAGAGAAATCCTTGAAAAAGGCGGATTAGCGCTTGCAGATGATCCTTTGCAACTGGATTCAGACGAGCAACAGAATGTATGGAGATTCCGATTCATGGATGGCGGCGAGACGGAAATCGATCTGAGGGAATTTGCGAGAAGGTTCTTTCCTTCGCAAATTCAAAAGTAG